CTGGCGGTAGTTTTAAACACACGAACTCCGGCGACTACAACTCGCGCTTTGCTGAAGGTTTCCTCCATAACACTGCTGTTGTTGTACCTGGAGGCAGCGAGCGCTGTTGCCTGGGGTGCTGTGAGGGCCACGGGGATGTAGACAAATGCCTGATTGTACTCCTGTGTGGTGTCTACGATGTAGACTGAGTCAGAGACGGGTCTAATGACGGGAGTGTTGTTCAAAAAGGCACTAATGAATTCCTACTGCTCAATGTAGAAGTAGGCACCTGTTCCAAGCACTTGGTAGTTTGTGACGAACATGGTGGCCTAACCCTGTGCAGTGGGAGTGAAGTCGTGAGAGTTGAATTCTGACAACGTCACGGTCTCGCGTGGGAGTCTGCCTGGGACGCGTACGCCGGCGACGGATGGGTGAAATGCTTCCACAATGCCTTTGACGTATCTGGACTCGTCGTTGTCTTCCAGCTAGTTAAGTACGCGGGCGAAATTACGATGGAATTTTCCTGGGAAACTGGCGAGCTGGTCTGGATCCAGCACTGCGAGTCCATCATAACCTTTGATGGTGTCCTTCAAAGTGCGGTTGTGTTCGATTTGCTCCTGGAGGTTCTCCTAGAGCGTCTCGATGGTGTCCCTGAGTCCTTGAAGGGTGAGTTCAGCGCGCCCTGATGGGTAAACAAGCTCACGCGCATCCATCTGCTGGTACTTGATAGCCTTCTGCATCTCTTGCGGTCCGATGTTGAATTTGGTCAACATTGCTTCGTAGTGGTTGGCGAGTGGTCTGTTTCTCTTTTTGTAGAACGCAGATGCTTGCTTGAGCAGGTCCTTGTACGAGGAAGCTTGGAACTGGTTGCCGCCGGTCGCCTTGTGCACAAATCGCTTGAGGACGACGTCGAAGTCGAAGCCAAGCTTGTCATTGTGCGCGGTGAATGGCTTGACGAGGTCACGTGCCTTCCACTTGTTTTAGCTTCTCAGGTACTAGTAATGCTTGCGGGGTATGCCAATGAGAATACCGTATTGGGCGAAGTATCGGAGGTTGATTCGCAGGGTGTTTAGGTCGTTCTCATCTCTGAAGAGGAAGACGGGTACGTTCCTCACGTAGTCAACTGGTTGGGCGTCGTCGGAGTCTTTCTTCAACGTATCTGTCATGATGAGGTTTCTGGCTGAGTTTTTCTGCCATTGATCGTCGAGGAATGAGTTCAGCTCGATAAGAATGTCGCTTTCATAGAGATTTGGGGATTTATCGACAAACTAGAACTGGATAGACTCCGCCTTCTTCTGAGCTGGTGGCAGAGGTTGCTTCTTGGTGTCAATGATGTCCGAAAGGTCTTCAGTGGGGTCCATGTTGTGTTGTTTTATATACACGCCTCTGGCTCGTCTAACACTTTGTGTGTCACCTTGCTGAGCGTGGGGTGAGGCAACCGATGCGATAGAGTGTGCGGTTGTGGATGCATGGCTTTCATTGGCACTGGCGGAACGTGAAGCACTTGTGGAGATGTCGGGAACGTCAGGAAGTATCGCGGGAAGCAGTGAGTCTTCGGGCCCGGGATTTACCTCGACTCCGCCGATCATCAATAGTATCTCAATCTCACGGCGAGTCAGTGTACGTGGCTGAAGGCGCGAGGTGCGCGCGCGCCAGTGGAGCACTGGACCGGGGTTGGGCTCGACGCCTCCGAGGAGCAATGACATTCTCACCTGCTTGCGGGACAATGGGCGGGCGCCAAACGCACGTGACTTGCCAGCAAGTGGGCGGGTGAGCGCCACTCGGGGTTGCTGGGGTGGAGAGGGAACCAGGTGGCCGTGCTCATGCGCATTGGTGCATGCCTCGCCACGAATGTAATCAGTGGTGCCCACTCTTCCGTAGGTGTTGTGATCGGGAATGAAGGTGATTTCCTTGTTCTTGTCCTTGAAGCCTGCTGAGAGGAGAGGGTACTCATCAGGGTCAACGGCGATGTAGCGGCCCTTCTCTCTCACCTCGACAGCCAGACGTCGGAGCTCGGCGGAGATAGGCTCACTATATCGGGCGTCGTAGTCCCAACCGGCGGGTCTTCTGGATTAGACCTTACCCTCGTCTGTGATGTCATAGCCCATCTTGTGGAGCGTGCTACGATAATCGCGGCTCTTCGTAATGATTAGCTTGTCGAGGTCGATCTTGATGTCTTTTTCCTTCAGAGTACCAAAAACGGCACGGGCATAGTCCTTGAGGCCGCTGACGCTTGGGTACTCGGATAGCATGGTGAGGATCTTGGATTGTACGAGAATGGACTCACGCTTTGAGCCTGCCTTCAGTCCCTGTTTGGTGGTGAACCCGTGCTTGAAGAAGTTGGAGCCTAGTGGGCGTTCACAGTGGAACCCGTCGGACGTTGCGGAGACTACGAACTTGCAGAATGTCTCGCCATCCTCGTTCTCTCGCTTGACTACGGTGACTTCAAACCCGAGCATGTCGGCCATGTCCTCGATTGATGACTGGATGTCTGTGTTGACGCGGACGAGGGTGTCATCACCTTCAACGCATGAGTACGATGAATCGCCATTCATCTCTCGTGAAAGGTCTTCCCCTGTGGCAATCCTCGCGCAAAGCTTCTGGAAATCTTGTGAGTAGGCATTATCGTTGGCGAGATGGAAGGCGAGGCAGAATTGATTAAACGTGTGGGTTACGAGGGTGTTGAACAGGGAAGTGGTCTTTTCCCCTGAGCATCTTGAGTAGAGTGCGAGGACTCTCCATGCTCTGTTGCGTATGTCGAGATCGGTTTCCGTAATGGACTTCCAGAGCGCACGTGCCTCCCAGCATTACGTTGCTATCTCGATGGCGTACGCCTCAATGTCCTGGATCTCGCGGGATTGTGAGCTGTCATAATTGCTGAAATCTGTCTCGAAGCAAAACCACGCCTTTCCCGCGCCCCTTTTCATCCTGCGGGCGAGTTGGACACTGTTAGCATGTTTAACGAACGTTTTGAGCCTGTAGACTTAATCCTGGGTGTAGTGGAGTATGCAATGGGATAAGTCTCGTAACAGGACTTCTCGTGCACATATTGGCC